AAGCAGTGGTATCAACGCAGAGTACATGGGGGGGTGCAGGGGACTTCGTCCCCTGCTCATCTGAAAATTCGCCGGATGGCGCTTCTCAGATGGGAGTGCCTCAAGTGGCTCGCATCTGGGGAGTGATCCCTACGTAAAATTGGACGTGCGTAGACTTAGTGGGGGAGGATGACCTAGCCTTAGTCGTTTAGGGCGCCAGGGTATGAGGGCTGACACCCCTGAGCCTTGGAGGAAAAGTACCTCACTCAGTTTACGGACGACAGGTCTTTAGTAGGTCGAACCCTCATCGCAAAGAATTCCTGAGTAATCAGGAGGGGTTTGTGGTGTTGGAGAGATTAGACTAAATAAGCCTGATTGGACCTCTTCCAAAGCCTTCCAAGGCTGGCTGCGGCCCCTATCCAGGGAAACCGAAGTTTAAGAGACGATTCTATGAATAACAAAAGAACTTAACTGTCTTCAGCATTGCACCAACTAAACGAGTGTCTAGTCGGGCATGGAGTCGACTGCTAAGCTCTTTTGCGTCTCTTAATGCCATGCTCAAGGTAAAACTTGGGCGACCAGCAGTGACACCACTACTTTGTATGGTGTCGCTACTGGGGCGAAGAGTTAACCTATCAGTTGTCAAAGTCCTCCTTACCACACTGGCCACCCTATACCGCTTAAGACGTTTTGGAGGGAGCAAGTTTTTAATTATCTACTTAAAAGCTTGCTACTCCCTTCTTCAGCAGTATATCGGTGGTCAGAGACTACACGATCTGACTCCATTCGGGGTCAGAGTCGGTCGAACGCATAGTGGGTGCCCTTCAATAATCCCGGCCATTCATCGCCAGCGGATTCGTGCAGGTGATACTTGGTGTATTCGTTTTTGGCTTTCAATCTTTGCACTTTATCGTGTCTTGGATTGTAAGTTAAAACCGAATCTATCTAGTATCACCGACGGAAGCTCGATGGAGCCCCAATTGCTGTGGGAATTTAGTCAATTCCTACAGACCCACTTCCTCTTGTCTTTATCTAGATTCCGGAAATCTAGGTTGAGCCAAGTGCGACTTGGGGATTGGTCTCCATTAAACTTCTTGAAGAGCCTCAAAGCTAGGCCTTTTATGATTTCCAAAAGTTCCCCTGCGATAAAAGGTGGTAGCGTCCCCGGGGGGGCCCAGTCGACATCGCCCGCTACCCTACTGGCTAGTGCCCATGCTTGGATGGTCTCCCCACTCCTTCCTCTGTTGAGGGATTGGTGTCGGATGACTCATTCAAACTGGGTTACTAACCGGATAGAGCAGTGGGGCTCGAGGCTATGGGTATGGATGGATTCCCTACCCTTAGCGCCGGGCTCTCCTGGATGCCCTTTCGAGGCAACGAACCATCTTGGACGCTTGGGATTCAAAGAGGAACCCGCAGGCAAGCTTCGAGTGTTCGCCATGGTGGATCCTTTTACTCAGTGGTTGTTCCAAGGACTTCATAGCTCCTTGTTCCAATTGCTTTCATTAATTCGGCAAGACGGTACCTTCGACCAGTTGCGGCCGATCTATCACTTGCTTACTTGGAAACGGCGGATTGAATTGAAAACTCAATCGCGTGTTTCCTTGTACTCATTTGATTTATCGTCCGCTACTGATCGGATACCTATCGTCTTACAGAAAACCCTTCTGGCCCCCTTCCTAACAAGTTGGGGGGCTGAATTATGGGGGTCCCTACTGGTTGGTCGGAAGTACCATTGTGGGAAAACTTATTCAAGTAGCTTTGAAGGAAAGAAATATTCTTTCAAGCTATCTGACGAAGGATTCCTTACATATGGGACCGGTCAACCAATGGGTGCTCTGAGTTCTTGGGCTATGCTGGCGTTCATTCACCATGCGTTTGTTCAGTGGTCTGCTTTTAAGGCAGGTAAGGTGAGATTAGGAACAGGCTGGTTCGCAGGCTACGCTATCTTGGGAGATGACGTAGTCATAGCGAGCCGGGCTGTAGCTAAAGAGTACGCAGCTTTAATGCGACGTATGGGTGTAGGAATCGGCGATCATAAGTCTATGATCTCCGGTTCAGGCTCTGCCTTGGAGTTCGCGAAGCGCACATTCTATAAAGGAATGGACGTTTCTCCGATCTCATTCCGGGAGTTCGTTGTTGGTCGGCAATCCTTCGCCGGCCTCCTCGAGCTCATCCGGAAGTATTCACTAACCCTAGGACAGACGATGTCGGTCCTTGGTTATGGATACAAGGCAAAAGCAGCTGCATCCCAGCGTTTAGTGTTAATTCCTAAACGGCTCCGTAACTATATCTTGGCTTACTATGGTCCCGCAGGCCCGGGGTATAAAGGGTTAGCGTTTTGGCTACCGATGAAGTCGGTGTCATCTCGCTATCAATTTATAGACCGAGTCGAAAGCCTCGTTCTACGGTTCTTTCAGAATGAGATTAGTC